TCCACTTCATTGCCAAAGGGAAGTCCATAGTAATACTGCATGGCTTGTTCTCTCTGCTGAGAGATGGTGTCGCCCATATAGCCAAGCGCACCCGTAACTTCACTACGGATTCTAGTGATTAGTTCTTCGTCTGTGATTTTTTCTTTAGCCATTAAACTATTCCATAATTCCTATATTCTACATCCGCTGTCCATGAGGGGTCTTCCCCGGCTACAGCGAAACGCTGGGATTGAAACGCATATCGAGTCGCACTCATAAGGTCATCCCTTAAAGGAACTACCTTTCCATCTTTTCTGTGGTACATTCTGAATTCTTCAAACCAGTCACCAAGGGTGCTGAAGACTTTAAATTTCTTAGCTTCTATCTTTTGAAGCATTGCCATCAAACCCTCTTCTATGGAGTTTGATCCTTTGTTGACACCCAAAGCTGGTGGGTTAGTAAAATGTTCCAGTAAGAAGTTACAACCTAAGTTTCTGTACTGGTCAGCTAGTCCGGGGTTCCCCATACTATCCCTGCGATTTCCGTCATGCGGGTAGGCTATGGGAATGAAATGCGGCCTCATTCTTATGTTTTGTGCATGTACCGTAGGACTTGCTTTGGACGCTCTGTAGCAATCGTAGATATAAAAGGTTTCGCTCTCGTTGTCTACAGCACACCAAACCATTGCGGTTGGATGGTCCCAACCAAAATCTATTGCTGCTATTCTGGGCCAATGATCCTCTATCTTTATCGGATCAATCATTATCTCTTCTTCTGATACAGGGAAGACAAGGCCAGAGCCGATTGAGGGTCTTCCGTATCGCCTCATCTCCCTTTCATGCGGGGAGTATGCTGAGAGAATCTGGGTCATCACAGTTTCCGAGAGGTGGCCCGGACTTCCATTCATAGACATGATCCGCTCAGAGGCATCATCCCATGTGGCGTTAGTCAGGGATTGGCCGGGCTGGATACGGTTCATAAAGGAAGCTACAGTTTCTGTCATTCCATTTTCAGGCGTGAATGTCATGTAAACCATACCTCTTCTATCTAGCGTCCTTGTCACCGCTTGGCTGTATAGCTCACGGCTAGGCTCTTCATCCAACCAGACACAATCTACTGATCTACCCTGCCACTTCTCAACGCCCATCTCATAGGCCTTGAAGAATAAAGAAGAGTTCCCACCGCTAACGTGCCTGATTAGGGCGACCGATTTGGCGTTAGGGACACCGGGTTTGCGTTCGGTTTTAATTATTGTTTTTTTAGGTATAGAACCTGAACCGAAGGCTTCCGGGTCATCTGGAGAACCCAATAACTCAGCCTGTACAATATCTCTCGTTGTCTCGTTCGATACCCCGCCACACCACGCAGTAATGGGCTGGGTATACCTACGGCCTTTCCACCACTTGGGATATAGCCCAGTAAGATGGTAGGACACCTCTGCCGCACCACAATAGGACTTACCTATTCGGTTTGCGGCCATCAGTAGACGCTGATTGCAATCTGCTCCTGTTTCGTGGAATGCTAGTTGGTAGGGGTAGGGATCGTAGAAGTCGATCTTGTTAAACCTTTCCCGCTGCCTGATCTCCCTAGCTATCTCAACTGCTTGTTCTAATTCTGCTCTGCTATGTCCCATCTCAATATCTTTGTTTAGATACTTCAACCCCGCTTCTGACTAGCTTTGATTGCCCTCATTTGTTTTAATGCTCCTTCTCTTGTAGGATAACATTTGCCGGATTTGCCCCACTTCCAGCCCTTTTTACCACTCTTTAGATTGCATCTTTGTATTGGCATTATTTCTTTTTCTTCTTATATTTGGGGCGTTGAGGAATATAACTAAATAAATTAGAACCCTCTGGCCACAAAGGTAAAATATTCTCATTTAACAACCCAGTATCAGCCGGACCAGTTCCCTTACTACCTACAATAGATAAAATATTACCTAACCATCTATTTGTTCTCTGAGGTAAAATCTCTAAATTCCAAGGAACATTAAGACCCCTAGCAATTATATCGCCGCCCTTACTACGGGCCGCTTCTATAGGTACTCTATGATGGACTTCCCAAGGACCACCTTTCATTGTGCTGGCGGCCTTATATATATCTTTTATTTGTTTCTTATATTTGGGATTATTTCTAATCCAAGGCGGTGTAGCCTCTCTTACCTTCTTTCTATAAGCTGAACTATGTTGAGCAAGTAAACCGGGATTTCTTGCATAAAATGCTTTTTGATTTTCGTAGGCTTGTGGTCTATAAGCCTCTGTTGTTTCTCTATATCTATCAGTAGTTCTATGTCTTACCTTTGATTCTTCAGCCCTTGCCTTATTCTCTGGATTTTCCAGCCAGCGTCTATTCCTAGCAGAACTCATAGCCTTGACAACGACCGAATTATCCTTTGATAATAACTTATCTTTTAAATCTGGATAAAGTTTTGCCCAATCCTTAGCGGACAACTTTTTATTGATTGACTTACCACCGTACTTTCGAACATCATAGTTTGTTACATTTAACCTTTTTTCTATTTTTGCGGCACTTATACCATTCTTTCGAAGTTTAAGAATCTCCCTCTGCTTCCAGAGTGGTGGTGGCTTTTTAAACTGCCCCGGCATTTCAATTCACCAGATCAGGTATTTCCGATATGGAGCTAGACCCTGTTAGAGCCTCCAGTTCTCTTTTCAGTTCATCAGTAGATGCAGTCTCCACATGGGAAATCTCTGTTTTGACCTTCTCAGTCGGTTTAAGGCCAGCCCTGTCCAGTATATCCTTTACTGCTCCAAGTCGCACAGACTCGCTCTCAGCGCCTTCTGAGAGGGATTTAAGCTGGGTTAAGGCACCGGGGACGCAATCCATGATCATCTTCTTGGTGCGCTCCTCAATCTCATGTTCAAACTGGTTCTTTAACTCATGGCCCCTTTGTTTGGGATGAGCGTAACCAGCGGTGGACGCAGCTTTAGCGGCATTACCGTGTAGGCAATACTGCTCAATAAATGTTTCTTGCTTGGCTGTCCTCACGCTTTCTCCTTGTAGCTTGTACCGTAACCGGGAGAGCAGCCCGTTTGGCTAACTCGCCTGTTGCTGATGCATCCATCATGGCATCTATATCTATATTCATTTGTGCCCTGTCTACAGGGGTTTCCGTATTTCCTAATTTGGCCTTATCCAATTTAGGCTTTCCTAAGAGAGCCTTCTCAAGCAGATCATCAGAATAGGTATAATACCCGTAATTCAGAGTCCAGAACCTATTCGGGAACCCAGCCTCTGTGGCTCTACGAACACCCCTTTCAAATATATCTAACTCATCAGCAGAGAGTATTCTGGATACGCCTGTTCTTGGGTTGAATAGAACTGACGCAGGAACACTGGCTAACAGCGGGTCATCAGAGCGGGAAACCGTATGGTAAAGGAGATAATCATCCCCGTTTATCTTTACATCTCTAGCCCTCACGCCTTTAGATTGAATGTTAGGATTAACATTTCCCTGATTTTTATGCCAATATTCAGCTGTCTTAGCCTTTGCCGACATAAAGTAATTTACAGAATCCGCATTAAATTCCTCAAGAGTATCCTTATCATTATATCTACGATGGCCGGGCTTAATCCAAGTTACAGTGGGGGATGAATCCCAAGATGTAACATAGAATCTCTCACCTGACATCATCCTAGACCACATATCACCTATCATACTGTAGGTATTCCTACCAACCGTAAATAAGGCGGTTGGGTTTTCTACAGATATTTTCCTATGTTCGGTGCCGCTCATAGCGGTCCTAGAGGGGTTACCACCGAAAGTAAGGATATTAGTCCTATTACTCTGCATAGACTTAGGTAAATCCGATATCAGGGCATTCAGGATATCGTCAGGTATATCCTCACCAAGAACCTCATTTAGCTGTCTTGGACTGGGTAAACCATCAGTCTCAACCAACCTTGGGTGGTATTGCTTAACCACGGACAATAACTCAGGAGATATGGGTTCACCAGCTTTAAGCCTCATGCCATAGGCTTTACGCAATTCAGCGATCATCACCTTTTCAGCATGTTGGAAGGCTTTAGAACCAACCTCCTTTTCCGCCATAATGGCCCTAGACTTATTTATCCTAGCTATAGATGTGGGGCTTAATCCATGTTGCTTCAATATAGCACTGGCAGACGGACTTAAGGCAGACTTTACAGCACTACCAGATGCTCTTAGGGCACTCTCGATAACAGAGGCTTCACGACCACCCTCAACAGGACTATAGAACCCCGGTGACACATTACGCCCTGTGACGGCCTGTGCGCCCCTCTGTACGGCTTTTGAGAGTAAGTCGCCCTGAC